TGTCGTTGTCCACAAAACAATAGGCCGACAAGATGCGAAGCGTCCCGCCGCTGCCTGTGGCGTTGAACAAGTCCAAGAAGACCTTGTTGGCACCCACGGCCTGCGCTGGGCAGATCATGCGGTACTGGGGCAGGCTGCCGTTGATGTGGCCGTCAGGATAGGCCAGCATGACGACCTGGTACTCCTTGGCCGACACCAACTGCGTGGCGACAACGGCACCCGAGCCAGGGGTGACGTTGATTGCGTCGTTTGGCAGCGCCATGACTACGCGCTCAGTGCAGTGTAGGTCAGCGAGCTGCAGCTCACGGTATCACCCGCCGCCACCGTCAAGCCGTTGGTCATGTTGATGTCGCTTCCGCTGGCAGCAACCTGACAGTGAATCACCACCGTACCGCCAGACGTCTGCAGGGTTGCAGTCGCCACAGGCGAAGCGTTACCCGCAGCGTTGGTGTCGCTGGTAATCGCGTTGGCCGTGGCAGTGCCGGTAGACGCGGCAGCAAACGCAGTGGCGCTCAGCACCAGCGTAGCCACCGCCGTGCCAGGCGAGCCCACCGTGCCAGACAGGCGAAACACCAGACGCCCGCTGGTGCCAATCAACGCCGTTACAGCGTCAGTTGCAGCGTTCCGTGCTGCCGTCGAGTGCGTCACCGCCATCGGTCAACTCCTTCAGTTGTGCTTCAGTAATCTTGCCGACGAGCGTGAACTCTTCGACTTTCCCTGTCTCAGCGCGTGTGATCTGAACCTTGAAGCTCAACTCACCCACATCACCCGACAAATCCGGCATTCATCGCCCCTTGAGGTTGCGGCAGCATCGCCATCCCGTCCGGTGCGTCATCCTCGACTTCCCGAACTTCCACGATGTCGCCGTTTTCATCCCTGATTGGGACACGCTTGGTCTTGCGACTGAGCCTGTCCATCAACGTCTGCATCTGCATCGCAGACATTTCGTTACTCTGAGCAGACCCCTGCGCCAACTGAGCCACAGCACCCGCCAACTGCTCCAACTGTGGCGCCATCTGCCCAGTCGTATTCATGGCCTGCATGATCTGCTGGTACTGCTGCGTCACGCCGTCAATCGCAGCCTTCATCTCGATCTTCTGCAACTCCACGCTGGCCTTCAGGCTCGCAATCTGCTGATCCGACTGCGCTTCCATCATCGCAATCTTCTCGGCGCTCTGAATCTTGGCCTGCTCAATCTGCGCCTTAATCACCGTGTCAGGATCAGGCTGCGGAGGCGGCGGAGGCGTCTGCAGCTTCTGTTGCATTCCTGCAACAGCTTGATCCAAGATCGACTCGATCTGCGTGCTAACGCGGAACTTGGATACCGCCCACTGCATCATGCGCATCAGGTACGGGCCAGCCTCGGGCACCTGCTGAGCCATCGGCGCGACCTGAGAAATGAACGCGCCCAGGCCGTTCATGAACTGCACAGCCGCGTCCCGCTCAGCAGCCCAGTCCATCGCAGCCATCGAGTCAGCCTCGACCTTGATGCGGTACTGAGAAACGTGCTCATCCTTCAGCAACGCAATCGCAGCCTGCGCAAACGGCGCATCCGGCGTGCGCATGACGTTTGAGCGCTCAATGATCGTCTCAGGCTGGAAGTGCTTGCAGATGATCTCGGCCTTGATACGCAAAGCCTCGCTGATCCACTCAGCAATGTAGAACTGCATCAACTGAATGCGCGTGGACCCAAACTGCGCCTTCAACTGCTGGGCGCTTGCCGTCTCATTGGCGTTGGTGCTGCCGCGCATGATGTCCGAGATGCCCAGCACCTCGTAAATCTGCTGCGTCTTGTCGCCGCGATACACGCGCAACTGATTGATGGCGTTGACCACCTGATCAATCGGCACCCAGTCAACCTTGCCCTTGATGCCGCCAGACTCAGCGAACATCGCCCAGTTATCCACAGGAATCAACTGGTTCTCAGCCGCCTGCTGGAACATGCGCTGAATACCATCAGCGCTCTTGTCATACACGCCCACCACCTTGGCCGCACGCGTAAGCCAGGTGATACGCGTGTTGATCTCATCCAGCTCGTTGAACTGATCCTGCGCAAAGATGTAGTCAGCACGCGGGACAAAGTTGCTTGTCGTGGTGTTTGCGGCAATGGGCTTCGGACACGGGAAGAAGTTTTCCAAGTCCAGCGGGTCATCCTTGACGTCCAAGATGACCTCAGTACCCGGCGAGTACCAATAGACCTTTTCGTGCTCCTTGCACCAGATTTCGTACACCTCAGCCTTAGCCCACGGGTCATGCTGCGGCTGCTGCTTGTCGTCAGTCTTGGACGCAGGCTTCTGCAGAGGCACCACCTTGGCGATCTCTTCGCCAAAGCGCTCCTCTAGCTGGTCCTTGGTCATGTAGACGCGCCGCGCTACCCAGCGCACTTCCGTCCATGTACGAGCAGGACTGTAAAAAAAGTCCTTCCAATGCACATAGTCAACGCACGCATCCTCTTCCTTGATGCTCTCGACCATTTGCATGGGAGCAATCTCGTTGCCCATCTCATCGAAGACCGCAGGAACCTCCTCCTCTTCGATCTCGACCTCGTAACGCATCCAAATCTGGCCCAGACCAATCACCAGCCAATCTTCAATGCCGTTACGAACAGCCGTATCCCAAGCGCTGATGTCCTCATCAAAGCCCTTGTTCAACATGCGCTGCAGCATGGTCCCCGCCACACGCGCCTGGTCATCCTCAAAGTCTTGGAAAGACCTGCTCACATCCGCTTTTGGGGGCCGCGCATACAGCATGGACAGCAGCACCTTCATCGTGCTCCAGAACAGGTTGACGCGGCTTTCGTCGCGCCCCCAGTCCTCACGCTTGTCCAAATACCGCTTCAGAATCCGCTCGGCATCGTCATGGAACTTCTTAAGCTCCTTGCCAGCAGCCTCAATCTCCGTGCCCCAACGCTGCGCCAAACCCTGCGGCGTGCTGCCAAACTGGTCATCACGCTCAATCTTGTTGACGTCTTCCATTACCCAATCCTTTGACTAGGACGCACGGCAGTGTCCCAAAGCTGATCCATCGTGAACGCGTAATGCGCTCCCTCTGGCGCGTTTGGAGCCATTTTAGCCACATGTTGTCGTTTTGCCACCAGTGGGCGCACGCTCAGGGCCAAATACCTGAACGCGTCACTGGCGTGGCTGTGTTGATCGTGCTTGGGCTTGTTGCGGAACGTCTGCGTCTTCTCATCCCACTCGCGCATGTACGCCCGCAAGTGTTCAACGCCCTCGTAAGTCGCGTCTTCATCGAAATAGCACTTCGGCAGGATGAGCCTGGCCGCCTCGATGCCGTCTTGCAGGCTCAATTCGGTCGTGATCTGCGGGCGAATGCCGTTGGTCAGGAATTGCTCAATGATCGACTTGCCCGTTTGCAGGCTCTTGGCCTTGGCATCGTGCGGCAGGAAGACGGTTCCGACTCTGTACGGGCGCGTCTTAATCCAGTCGATGTAGTGCTGAATCGGCTGGCCGTCGGCTTCGTAGAAATCCACGATTCGGTAGCCATCCGGCGTTTCCTGCCAGCCCCACCAACTGCAGGAGTCCGTGTAACCCAAGTCTGCGGCGAGATTGACCGGGAATGCTCCGTCAATCGGGTGTTTTGCAACCCGTCCTTCGTCATACGCCTGCCCAATCAGCTTGGCGTAGTACGCGCCAGGTATTGCCGCATCAAAACTGATCTCATATTCCGTTGCATACGCTTCGGGCGTCATCTGCGCTTGCGCGTCACGCAGTTCTTCGGCGTCCAATATTCCTGTTTTTGACGCGGGGAGCTCCAGCAGCAGGTGCGTGTCTGGGTTTAGGCGCGCTTCTTCGCGTATCTGCCAAAAGAAGTTCTTGCCTGCAGGCGTTCCGGCGAAGATTGCCCAGCCTTTGCGGTCTGAGAGTGCCGGTCTGAGTACGCTGTACCACGCGCTGGGTCTTATTTGCCCGGTTTCGTCGAGCACTACGCCGTCAAAATACATGCCCCGCAGCGCGTCTGGGTTATCAGCGCCCGCTACATATATACGGCTGATGTCTTTGTGGCCGTTTTGTATGTCGATTCTGAGTTCTGACTCGTTTGGCGGGCTTGCCTGAAAGTCTTTTGTCAGCTCTTTCAGATACTGCCAAGCCACGCGCTTTGCCTGCTCTCGGAAGGGCGCCAGGTATGCGAACTGCGGCCTTGGTAGGCTTGTTTCTAGCGCGCCGATCACCAAATCAGCGCACATCGCCACCGTCTTGCCAGCGCGGCGGTGCGCGACTACCGTAGTCCAGCGCTTTTGCCTGTTGTGCAGCGGCAGGAAGACGTCGCGGGGTTGGTATTCCTGCAGCTTCATTTGCTCAGCCTGGCGATCTCACGCTCGATGTACCACTTGGCCTTCTGCAGGTCTTGCAGCGGGTCGCTGTGTTTTAAGTTGGCGCGCCAGATGTACTTCACCGCGTTGCCTAGGCAGAAGTTCATGTGCTCGGTTACTTGGATGGCTTCGATGCCGCTGGGGTGGCTTCGGTAGTGTGGTGGGTTGATGGGGTCTTGCATTTTCCGCACGATGGTTTTTTTGAAATGCTAGAGGGGGGCGGGGGGACCCGGTTCTTGCCACCCCCCCCTCCGC